TGGATTACAGATAAACAGCATCGTTGATACTGAATAGCAATCGTATGATAATCCTTCGTGGCTTACTGTAAACGGCAACTTTATATCGTTTAATATACCAGAAGACACTCTTCAGTTTACTGATGGGAAACAGATAACAGTAACGTTCACTGGTTATACTACAGCTAAAGGCAATGAAACTCCGATCACTAAGTCGGTAGTTTTAATTGGTACTGTATATGATCCTACGGGACAGACTCCAATGACACCTTCAAACAAAGTTATCACAGAAGCCCAATATAATACAATGAAGGCTCAGTATGACAACTGGAAGGAGACTGGGACTGGAGAGAATCCTTTTGTTGAGAATTGTATGTATACAGTAGTAGACAACACCCAAACAAATAAAGTGCTGTTCTGGGTAATGTATACAAACGGATCTCTTATATATAGTTATCCTCCGCAGCCTGTTGTTATACCAGAGCCAGAAACAATCGAAGTAACAGAAGAGGAATATAATACTCTTAAAGCTGCAGGTTTGTCATTTACGAAAGAAGCCGGAAAGCTCAACTATTATGCTACCTATATAATAAAAAGAAACGGTAACATAATTGGTTATGGTATTGCTGGAGCAGAAGTACTTTTACCCAACGAAGTTCCTGTAGAGGAGTTTAAGGCAGAAAGAGTTTTGTCGTCCGTATGGAACGAAAGGTTGAATGGAACTGGTAATTCTATAAATAGTGATACGTATTATTATGTATACGATATAATAGATGGTACTGAAGTTGTTTTAGGTCTGTATAAAGGTACGGCCTTGATTGGAAAATTTGCAGATCCTAGCACTCTTGTAAATGAATCTGAACTTACTAGCATTTGGAAACAGAAGATACAACTTGCCATTGATCACAAAGAGGATGGAAACATGACCGAAGAGGATGAAGAAACTCTTCGTGCTGTATCTACTACATTTGCTGGATTCCAAGTAACAGATGATTATGATACCTGGATGGGAGTCATTAGGAATGCCGTAAGAGAGGGTCTTATAGATTCTGCTACGTTTACTGCTACAATAGACGAAGTAACTGGATAGATCGCTGCAAGTCAGAGAGCACACAAGGATTTATAGAGCCTTGTTGGACTTAAAAACAAATCCATAGAAGCATCTGTAGATACGTTAATAGAACGTCATTATGTTGCTACATACGACGGCATACCACAAGATAGAAGAGAAGGTGGTTATTATACTCTGGCATTAGATAATATTTCTGGAGAATATGCAATAAAGTATATAACCGAACAACAGTTGTATGGTGATCTGGAAGCAGGAACGTTGTATGTTGTTACAACAGATAGCACTGAAAATTCTGCGATAATCGATTCGCGGTATGTACCGGAAAAAGGTAATCCTAGTAGCATAGGCTTCTACTATTATACTAGTGCTATAAATCTTTCAGCAGAACAGATAAATGCAATTGCAAATGAATTTCATTTTGCAACTGAGTCGGATTTAAACAGTGTAAGCTCTAATTTGGATATATTGTCCAATAGAGTATCTGCATTTGTGAGTGCTCCTGAACAAATCACTTCTATAGAGATGCGCGACGGTGCTATATGGATGGGTACAAAGACGTTTAATGCAAATACAGGGTTGTACGAAGATGCTACAGATCAAACAGAAGCATTTACTTCTGCAATAACTGGAATCGCTGTCGATGCACAAAATGACCAGATAGAATTAATTGCCAAACGAGTTATTGCTAAGGGAGATGCAGAAATAAACGGAAACATGACTGCCGGTACAATCAACATTGGTGATAATTTTAGTGTTGATGCAAACGGTAATATGACTGCAAACAATGCTAATTTCTCTGGTCAAATAACTGGTTCAACAATTAGTGGCGGATCAATTAATATTGGTAATGGGAAGTTTACTGTAGATGCTGATGGTAATATGACTGCCGCTAGTGCTACAATAACTGGAAGTACAATATCTGATACTACAATATTGCATAAGTTGATGCGAGGTACGCCTTTGCAAGATGCGTCCATCGATACGTTCTATGGTTATAGTGGAAACGGTACGGTTACTGCAGATAATATACGACTTGGTGGCGACACTTTAATTGTTTACGGACCGTATTCAAACGACTGCAGAATTGCATTACCTCCAGCAAAATTCTTCCCCGGAGCATCCATAAAAATAGTAAATGGAACGTATAGTGTTGATGAAAATCGTAAGCGTATCCATGAGCCAAGTATACTGTTTCTTGAAGTAATTCATGATTCGGCTACTGAAGCTGCTGTAGAAGATGCATACAACGAAGAATTGAATTCAATTGGTATTGCTGCGCCTGTTAAACACAATGACGCAATACTGCCGTTTGATTATAGATCTAATGTAACGTTGGATCCTTATACAACTGTAGAATTAATATCTAGTCCTAACTGGTATCATCAGGAAAACTCTCCATACTATGTTTGGATGATTGTAGACGCAAGATAATTATGTTTGATATAAAAGGAGATAAGATATCTTTAACAGCTGAAGATTTAGCTATCCCTCCTTTTAAAGATCACTATAACAACGCTACAGATAAGTAGCAGGCTTTAAAAGAAATAGAATTTATAGTATGGCGGTATAGGTGGAATACCCCATATGAAGCATATCCTGAGTGTGAAAGAACTCAGCGGGTAGCTAAAGATATATTTAAAGATGAGAAATACACACCTACCGCAGAGGTGCAAGAGTTGGCTAAGAGGTTTATTGAGTTTTAGGAAACACCTGGAACTCGACTACTCGCAGCCTCTCAAACTGCGGCCGAAGGTCTTATTGTAGCTTTGAATGACTACTCAAGTGGTCTAATGGACATCGACACAGCTATCAAAGTTACGAGAATTCTCAAAGATGTTGGTAATATTGTTAAATCACTTGATATGGCCATGAAGCAAGCTAAGGCCGAGCAATTAGACGCTGGTAGGGTCAAAGGTGGTGGTATCATTGGACTCTACGAGTGATGAGTTTATTTTCATTATTTATCAACAATTAAATTTTTAAAACTATGTCAGATAGTAAAGTTTTTATGTTCCCTGAAAATGGGTACAACAATGGTGGCCTTTTCGGTGGCAATGGCTGGGGAGGCGGTATTCTTGGATTTATTCTCGGTATTCTCCTTGGTAACGGAGGTTTCTTTGGAAATGGTATGTGGGGCAATAACGGTGCTTATGGCCTTGCTAATCAGATGAACAATGACAACAATGCCGATTTAATCATGAATGCTATCAACGGTACCGATGCCGACGTACGTCAGCTGGCTACTACATTGAACGCAGATATCAATTCTGTAACGCAGGCAATTAATACTGTCCAGAACGCTATACAGCAAGTTGGCGCTCAGAACGGTATGGGATTCCTGCAAGTAACAAACGCTATACAGTCGGGTAATGCCGCAATCTCTCGTCAGCTTTGCGAGTGTTGCTGCGAAAATCGTCTCCTGACGACTCAGTAGGGTTATGAGGGACGAATCCAGACTATAGAACAGACTAATGCTTTGAACGGCACTATTAATAGCAACGGTAGATCAATTACCGATTCTATTGCCGACCTGAAGACTACAATGATTAATGAGTTCTGCAGTGCTCGTGAACGCGACATGCAGGATAAGATTAATACGCAGAGCAGTATTATCAATCAGTTATCGGATCAGATTGTAACCGATAAGCAGACTCTGGCATTTAATACAGCATTCAAGGCCCTCGATGACAAGATCGACGCTATTGCTGCTAAACAGCCTAATACTGTACCTGTAACATGGCCGAATCTTACCGCTGTAAATACGACTCCATACACGGGTGGTTTTTACGGAAACGGATTTGGTAATAATATCGTATTTTGAGGAGGGCTGAGATATGGGATGTTTTAATGTAACAACAAATGTAAACGGAATCCCTTATCTGAGCACGACGAACATCACTGTAAGTGATACAATCGTAAACTTCGGCTTAGGATTCCGTAGAGTCCAGCCTGTTGGTTTTTTCATTGTACGCATACAGAATCCTATACCAGAGGGTACTACCGGCACACTTCCGGTTGAACTTACTCTGAACGGGACTAGTCGTGCATTAACGTTCTTCGATGGGACTCCGGTCACAGCAGCAGACCTTACTGGTACTGGTGTTGTGCTAGTCTTCAATGATAGATTTAATGGTATTTTACAAATGCTGCCTGTTACAGCTGCTTAATAATTAATTAATCACTAACAATATGTTTTCAGCGTTACGTCAAGGGGCTCCTTTATACATACTAGAAAAAGGGGAAACCCCGTGTATAAAAATAGGTCAAATAGAAAGCGTTACTCAGCCGCGTCCAAAATATGCTACTTATAATCCTACAATAGGTTTAGGTGGAAATATGGAAACATTAGTCGATATTACCGTCAAAATAAACGGTGATAAAAAGGAGTATGTTGGTATTCCAAGTAATTTATCTATTCATGGGTATGGAGATATTGTAATCAGTGAAAGTCGTGAGGCTATGATTTCTGAAGTAGATGGAATGCTTCAGTCTAGTAAATCTATAGTAGATAGTATAGAATATCATAAAAAGATGATAAAGTCTTGTGAAGATATGCTAAAACAGCTCAATCCCGCATATGCAAAAGAGCAGGAACGGGATGGCGCTATAGATAATCTTAAAACTGAAGTTGAAATTCTAAGGAAAGAGATTTCTAGAATGACACACCTCTTGACAAAATCTGAAGCAGTCTAATATACTATATAATATGATTATGATAGAAATGAAAGGGTCAACGTACGACAAAGCGTTTGAGTTGATCGATAAGGCCAAGATAGGCACAAAGACTACGAAGTATGCTCTTTGTGAACTCGAGGAGTGTTTAGAACACTGCTAGGAATTGGACGACAATGAAGACTATGAATACGAATCTGACTATGAAGATGATGAAATAACTGGTGGTGACGTCGATATTAATATAGATAAACTGAACTACAGTCGAGCTATGCGCAGGGCCATGCGTAGAGCTTCTATGTATAGGGACGACGATCTTAATATGCGTCGTGGTATGCGTAGATCTATGAGACGTAGACGTACTAATCGTTATTCATATTAAGAATTTGAAGATAATTGAAAATAATGAAGCGAGTGGGGCGAAAGCCCCACACAACTTCATATAAATCAAGAATTATGCGAAACACAGATTTAACCCAATATGACATAAAGCCGGAAGGGATGATCAATTACCTCCGGTACAATGGTCCGCATTTCAATAAAAAACTTTGTGATTTTGCAGTAGGTTTGATGGAGAAAAAGGTCGGAAATATAATGACCAAAATAACTCCAATGTCTAAAGAAGAGGTAGAGCAGATATTAAAGAATAATAATATCATCCTAAAAGGTGGACAGCTCTACGACAGCGTGTATGTAGCAAATATGTGCAAAGCTGACTTTTATGGATCCAGTATTACTGATATGCAACACCTTGCAAAATATATCAAAGATGTACTCGATGATGATGATGCATACGACGGAATTGTATTTAATCGGTGGTATGCTGATATGTGCAGAAAGGGTATAGTTATTGATTGGGAAGAAATGATTTGATATGGTTACGCAATATATAGAACTTGGTAATCGTGGATGGGGCATATTGATATACTATGGTACATCTGAAGAAGATGCACACGATGTATATAATGCATTAATTGCGCTAGGATGCTCTAAAAAAGATGCAAAGTATTCTACAAAAGTAGTAACACACAAACTTAATACAGGCTTGACATTTACTAATACTGACTTAAAAATGAGCCTTGTTTGTGTTTCGGACGCTGACAGCGCAGAAGAGTTTGTCAATACTGCAATACATGAAGCAAAACACGTATAGTCACATGTTTGCGAGTACTATCAAGTTGAAGAAGACAGCGAAGCTGCAGCGTACATGATAGGATATATTGTGCAACATATGTATAGAATGTTGAGCATGATACGAAAAGAGTATTATGGTTGATTTTAATAAGAAGATAAGAAATTCGGAAAAATTATGAAAACAAGTTATATGATTCCAGTAGGCCTTGCTGAAGCTTCAACTACTGATTGGTCCTGGACTGGAATATACAAAATAACTAACGTTATTACGGGTAAATGTTACATTGGCCAGGCCGTCGATATAAGGGCAAGGCTTATGGATCATATAAGTTTTTCAAAATATAAAAATAATGTTATATACAAAGCTATACGAAAATATAAAATAGATAATTTTGATTGCCGTATTTTAACAATGATAAATACATTTGGAAAAACGCAAGATGAAATTAAAAAAGAATTAAACTTTTTAGAATGTTTTTATATAGATTTGTATGATTCATATAACAACGGATATAATATGACCCCTGGGGGAGATAGTGGCAGATTTGGAATTAAACATAAGAAAGAAACCATTGAGAAACTTAGAAAATCTCATGAAAATTATAAACCTAAACACGCATTTGATACAAGTAAAAAAACATATGGATATGATTTGTTAACAAAAACAATAATAGAAGGGGAATCCATTGCCGATGCTGCGCATAAATCGGGAGTCGATTATAGAAGTGTTGGACAAATTGCAGGAAATGTTAATTATAAATCCGGAGGAAGATTTATTTCTCGCAAGCGATGGTTATTTGCTTTTGACAAAGGTGATCTAGTAAACAGGGTAAATTGGTTTTTCTCCGAGGAATATAAAAATAAACCAAAAGGGAGGCCTAAAAAGAATGGTTGATTTCAATAAAAAAATCCGCAATAGTTAGAAATTTCGGTAGAGAGCTATCTTCTTCTAGGAGCATGGTGTATATACCTTAGCTCCTAGGGGAACTACCGATTATGTTTAGTTCTGGGAGCAGGAAACCGAAAGATGTATAAATGGGTATGTCGCTCCCGATGGAGATGCTATAACAGGTTATCATTATTTCTACCTCAATTACTCTCCTATCATGAAACTTGAAGAAAGAGAGTATACAGATAGGTATGGAAATACACGTACGAAACGTGAACGTATATTAAATTTTCCAGACTTTTGGGATTACGACTATTATTATTTTAATGCTATAGAACAAGCGGAACAAGAGGGAAAGCACATGGCAACCCTCAAGTGTAGACAGAGAGGATATAGCTTTAAAGGAGCTAGTATGTTAGTTAGGAACTATGAACTCATACCGGGAAGCAAGAACTTTGCTGTAGCAAGTGAACAGAAGTTTTTAGTAGGTGATGGATTACTTACAAAAGCCTGGTAGATCATGGACTTTGTCGATAAACATACTGCTTGGTCCAAGCAAAGACTTACCTCAACTAGACTCGAAAGAGTATCGGGGTATAAAATCACTGACGAATTTGGTAAACAAACTGAACAAGGATATTTGTCAAGTATAACAGGTATTACTTTGAAAAATGATCCAGAACGTCTTCGTGGTACTCGTGGTAAACTTGTATTATTTGAGGAAGGCGGTAAGTTCCCTAATCTAGAAACAGCGTGGCGCATAGAACAGCCGGCTGTAGAAACAGACGATGGTGAGGCATTCGGTCTGCTTTGTTTATTTGGTACGGGTGGTACTGAAGGTGGTAGTTTCGATGGTCTGAAGAACATATTTTATAACCCCAAAGCCTTTAACGTATTGAGCTTTCCTAATATATGGGATTAGGGTAGAGAAGAATCTGAATGTGGTTTTTTTGTTCCTGCGTGGAGTAATCTGCAATCTTTTGATGAAAATGGTAAATAGATTTTCATGGATGAAGATGGAAACAGCCTAAAAGAGAAAGCTATAGAAAAACTCATTTCACAAAGAAATGAAGTAAAAGACGGTGGAGCAACACAACAGTCTATTGATAGATTTATATCAGAACGCCCCTTATGTCCGCAAGAAGCAGTACTTGAATTAGGTAAAAATATATTTCCGCGCAAAGCTCTAATGGATCAATTGACTCGCATTAGAACAAACAAAAAGCTACAAAATATGAAACACGTAGTAGATCTAGTATGGGATGGAAATGGTAAAGTACAGGCCGTAGAAAAGAAAACTGGAGATATCACTACGTATCATTTAAAGAAGGATGATAAACCAGAAGGGTCTGTAGTAATATGGGAATATCCAATACAAGATCCACCGTTCGGATTGTATATTGCTGGGTGCTTAACTCCCGGGGAAAAGGTACAGACACAACGCGGTTTGATAAGCGTAGAAAATGTAAAACTTGATGATCTACTTCTAAATAAAGATGGAAAATATGTTCCTATAAAAAATATATAGTTATACGATAAGGTTAATGAAGATACATATAAGATACAACCTTTTGGATCATATAGAACTACTACATTTACAAAAGAACATCCTATATGGACTGGAAACAGAGGGTTTGTAAAAGCATCTGAACTTACAACGGATGATTGGTTGGAAATTCCAAACGTATATCATTCCGATGAAGAAAAATATTGTTGGACTGCAGGACGCGATGAGCGTGACAGAAAGCTTGCGTATTTTTATGGTTTGTTTACTGGGGACGGCTTTACCAATATAAATGGAAATTCTCACGACGTTTATATGTCTATCGGCAAAAATGAAAAACAACTAGCAGAGTTCTATGATTCTTTAATATTGGATTTATTTGATCGTAAATGTATACATGTTCATAAAAATAAAGAACAGAGCCGTAGATTTACACATAAAGCATTAGTAGAAATGTTAAATGCTTCTGTCGGGAGTCACGCATACAACAAACGTGTCCCAGAGTGGATAAAACGCGGGTCGTATGGAGTGAAGGCGTGTTTTTTGCAAGGATATTTAGACTCAGATGGATCTGTATTTTATGATAGAGGCAAAGTTAGAGTTAATTTTACAAGTGTAAACTTAGAATTACTTGAAGATATTTAGGATCTTTTATTTGGATTGGAAATACGAAACAGTATTGTAATACATCAAAAAGAAACAATAAATAAACAAGGAATTCATTCTTTACAATCTTATAGAATAAATGTTGTTAAAGACGACGCGCTAAAACTTGCATTTAATCCTGTCTTTGAAAGTAGAAAGATATAGCTATTGCGTAAATCTGTTTCTACAGGAAAGAGTAAATCCGACATTAAATTTATAGGACGTTCTATCTGGCTAAAAGTAAAAAATATAAATAAATCGCAGTATACAGGTGTTGTATATAATTTTGAATGCGATACGCATACATTTGGGTGTCGTTGTATAATGACACACAATTGTGACCCGTTAACCTAAAGTCGAGCGGGTTTAAAATCGAGCAAAAACGGTGAAACTCTAGAACAGACAACACCGTGCTAATCTTCTAGATTACGAAAGGCTAGAAGACAGTGTAACGCGTAGGAGGTGAATAAATATAATCTTCCCAAGAGTGCTCGACACCGTAAGGTGATGATGTACGCTGAGCTACATGGGGACATGTAGAAGTACGGATAAAAAGCCGTACGATAACAAAACTGACGACCACGATGAGTCATTTACTAACTCACTTGGTTCTACGTTTATATTTAAACGTGTTCAGGCTGGAGAAGCTTGGCAAGATGTTATCGTAGCAGAATATTCTGGCAGACCAAATACTGCAGAAGAATATTATGAAAACGTACGAAAACTATTAATATTATATAATGCAAGATTGTTGTTTGAGAATGAACGTAAAGGTATATATCCTTACTTCACAAACAAACATTGCGATTATTTATTGGCAGATTAGCCAGATAAGATAATTACGGAAGTCTTTAAGGACAGTAAAGTGCAGCGCCGAAAAGGCTGCCATATGACTAAGTAGATAAGAGCATACGGAGAAGGTCTTATACTAGAATGGTTAAACGAAGAATTTGAACCCGGTCATACTAATATAGAGAGAATATACAGCGAGCCTTTAATAGAAGAGTTGATAGAAAATGATGGTGTACGAAATGTGGACCGATTGATCGCTCTTTGTATGGTAATGATATACAGAGAAGAACTATACCAAGTTAAAGTAGCAGCTGCGAAAGAATAGAACAAATAGGTCGAGCTATTTGAGTTACCATTATTTTCTTCTAGGGTGTATGAAGATGATGAATGGCATGATAGCGGGACACCTTTATTTCAATTTTGACAATGATTAACGAAACAGACAACTTATATAATTCATCGTTTCCACAATAGAAATTGTCTATCTACAAAAAGAATAAACAGTGGTAGCACGATTGTGTAGATTATATTATAGGTGAAGGTAATATAACTTCAGGTGGAATACATTAGTCTCGTTTTGGAGAACTTCAAACCTATTATAATTTGTATAATAGTATATTTGACGAGAAAGACTTTAAACGAATAACAAACCCGTTTAAAGTTGATGACGGATTTCCTGCAACACCTTAGGATTTTAATATTATAAGGCCTAAAGTGGACTTATTGATCGGTGAAGAAACAAAGAGACCGATGAATTTTAGGGTTGTCCGTACTTCACAAGAGGCAGCATCAGAACTTATGGATAAGGAAAAGGAGATGTTGCTGCAATACATGATGGCTGCTGTTACTTCTCAAATGGGGGAAGAAGAGGCAGCATAGTTCCAGGAGCAATTAGCAAACGGCGAAATAATGCCTCCTGAACAGATCGCAAAGTATATGGATAAAGATTACAAAGATGTAATTGAAAATACTGCGTATCATACTATATCTTATTTAAGAGAGAAGCTGAATATAGATCACGAATTTCTCAAAG